GCGCCCAGGCGGGGACGGGCGGATGCATGTTCGTCCTCCCTATCAGCGCAGCCAGCCACCGCGTGGCGCGAGCCAACCGCGCGGGCGCATCTGCTCCGGCAATGCCGCTGTCGCGGGACCGATTGCCGGCGCGGGCTCCGCCGCCGGTAGCGACAGCGCATCCGCCATCCGCGCCCAGCGGCCTTCGCCCCAACCGTCCATGCCGAGCGCTGCCGCAGCGGCCCGCGCATAGACCCGGCAGTCCAGCGCCTCGTTCCGCTCGCGCGTCTTCACCCACTCCAGCCGTCGGAAGCCGTTGCGGCCAGCGCGGGCAACCAACTGCTCCGCCGTGAGCTGCCGGCAGAATTCCTCGCCCGCGGCATGCATCGGCAAATGCACGTAGCCGGCCGGGAACGGATCGCCGCTCTCCTCGGTCGGCCGCTCCAGCTTAAGCCAGCCATAGGTCTCGCCCTTCAGGAACGACGAGCCGACCGGCCAGACCTTCAGCCCGCCGAGCCGGCGGCCGTTGCGCCGCACCTCCGTTGCCGCCGGCTGGCCGACCGCCGCACGAAGCCCGTCCTGGCCCTTGACCGCGATGGCGCGGCCCGCGCCGGCGCGCCGCACGAACGCGTAGACCTCGGCCGTGGTCATGCCGTCGCCGCTGTCGATCGCCGCCATGGCGACGGGGAGATGATGCCCGCTGACGTGCCGCCAAGTCTCGCCGAGCAGCAGCCGCAGCTCCTCCCACACCGCCGCCTCGAACGGGTTGCCGGACAGCACACGGTGCTCGACCAGCCAGGACTGGCGATCCTGTCCCCAGGCCCAAAGGCTCGCCTCCAGGCGATCGCGCTGCACGTCGATTCCGGCGGTCAGCAGCAGACCGCCCATCGGCACGGTGCCCGCGGGCCAGTGCTCGCGCCGGTCATAGAGCCGCTGCCAGTCCGGCGCTTCGCCCGCCTCCTGCCAGGTCTCGCCCAGCACGGTGTTCCGGAAGGTCTTGATCGCCCGGTCGTCGCCCTGGGCGGCGAGCCAGAGCCGGGCGATCTCCGACCAGGGCATCCAGCCCGGCGGCGAGTAGAGCGCCGAGATGTGGAAGCCGATCGCGTGCGGGTCGGTCGCGATGGCTGTCGCGCGCCATGCGCCGCCGGCCAGCAGCGCCGCCTTGTGCTGCTCGCCGATGGCGCCGTCGCACTCATCGCACAGATACCGCGCGGTGTCGGGCTGCCCTTCGTTCCACACCAGCCGCTCGAAGCGCAGGTGCTGGTGGTGGCCGCAATGCGGGCACGGCACGAAGTAGCGCCGCTGGTCGGTGGCGAGATACTCGCGCTCGATCCGCGACAGCCCGGCGATGGTCGGCGTCGAAACCAAAAAGACCTTGCGGCGCCAACCGAAGGTGCGGGCGCGGGCCTCGGCGAGCGCGATCGGATCGCCCTCCCCCTCGACGTCGCCGGGATAGGCGTCGATCTCGTCGAGGAACAGGAAGCGGGCCGACATCGAGCGGAGGCCGACCGCGCTGTTCGCGCCGGTCATCACCAGCTGCCCGCCGGGGAATTCTTTTGACAGTTGGCGATTGCCGCTGTCGCGGGATCGAGCCGGCGCGACCCGCTCGCGGATCGCCGGCGTCTCCTCCACCAGCGGATCGATGCGCTGGTCCGAGAAGCGCTTGGCGAGTTCGGTGGTCGGCTGCACCGCCAGCATGGGTCCGGGCGCGTGGTGGATCACGTAGCCGATGAAGTTGCTGCCGCAGGTGGTCGCGCCGACCTGCGCGCCCTTGATGAACACCACCCGCCGAGCCGGATGCGCGGGCGACAGCGCGTCCATCACTTCGCGCAGGTAGGGCGTGCGCGCAGTGCGATAGGGACCGGGCTCCGCCGAATCGCGCGAGCCGAGCATGCGGTGCCGATCCGCCCACTCCGACACCAGCAGCGTCGGCTCCGGCGCCATGCCGTCGCGCCACGCCTGCAGGATCTCGGCGTCGCCGTCGAACCGGCCGAGTTCCTCCAGCAGATGCTCACCAGCCATCAGCCGACGCTCACCCGGACATCGTGTCGCGCCGCGAGGTGCTGACGCAGCCGCGTGTCCATCATCGTCTGCAGCCGATGCGCGTCGACGCCGAGTTCGGCCGCCATCTCCGCCGCGACGCGGGCCGGCCAGGCAAGGATCGCATCGCGCTCCTCCTTGGCGAGGCGATGCACCAGCAGCAGGGCGCGGGCCTTGTCGACGAGTTTGCCCTTGCGCTCGTCGAGCCGCAGCCGGCGTTCTTGGGCCTTCAGCACCTCGTTCGCCGTGCGCGCATCGTGGAACGTGTTCTGCGCCGCCCGCGGGAGTGGATCAGGCGCCGGTGAAGCAATCGTTGGCGCGATAACCCGCGCAGCAGCCGGCGCAGGCTGCACCAGCGCCGCTGTCTTCCGGACAGGATCGCTGCTCTCGGCCAGCCGCGCGCGGACCTTCTCGACGTCCCACGCACCATCCGCCTCGGGCCTGATGCGGCCGGCGCGTTGGGCCTTCTGCAAAGCGGTGTGGGAGACGCCGAGACGGCGCGCCACCTCGCGCTGCGAGGCCACGCGGCCCGGCTGCGCAGCGGCGATCATGATGTGATCGGAACTCCCGAATCATAGCACGAGCACAACGCTGCATCTCGCTTGGCTCGCGCGCGCCGCAGCGCGAATGGTCCGTCACGCGCGGAGCACCGCGCAGCAGACGGAGACCACGATGACCGACCGCACCGACCGCGCCGCGCGCAACCAGGAACGCAGCCTCGCCGCCTTCCTGAAGCACAAGGCCGAGTTCGACGCCCTGCTCGCCGAGTTGCAGCAGGCCAGCGACGAGCACTTCGGCGCCGACCCGGAGGCGGTGGTCTGGGGCGAGGCGGCCTGGCTCGCCGACGCCACCGCGAAGCTCAAGGACATCGCGGATCAGCATTTCCGCCGCGGCGACTACGCCGTCTGACGCGGGCGCTTCCCGCACCGCCCCGACCGGGTTCGCCCGGCGGGGCTCGGGGCCGTAGCACCCGGCTGATCGGGTGCCGAACCGGAGACCCGACGATGAAGCTTTCCGACACCCAGCGCGCCATTCTCGAAGCGGCGGCACGCCGCGCCGACCGGATGATCCAGCCGCCGCCGTCACCGCCCGCGCCGCGCGCGCAGATCGCGCGGAAGTTTTTGGAGCACGGCCTCGCCGAGGAATGCACCAGCGCGCCGGGCTTCAACCGCTTCCTCTGGGGCGGCAACGTCGCCAGCGGGCTGCGCATCACCGACGCGGGCATGCGCGCCGTCGGCATCGAGCCGGCCACCGATGAGGAGGACGAGCAGAGCGCGGGGGCCATCGCGCGCCGCAACGCCGAGCGGCTCGCCGCGGAAGCCGCCGCCGCGCCGGTTGCGCCCACGGCGCCGACGGGTGCGGAGGACGACGCGCCGCAGGGTGAGGACGCCCCGGTGCCGGAACCCGCCCACGACGCGCCCACGCCCGCCCCGCGCGCCAGCCTGCGCGACGCCGCCACGGCGGTGCTCGCCGCCTGGGATGACGAAGCCAACCGCACGACGGACATCGTCGCCGCCCTCGAAGGCCCGATGCAGGCCCTGCGCGCCGCGTTCGCCATCAGGGCGCCGCGCGAGGCCGGCACGCCGCGCAAGCCGCGCGAGGGCACCAAGCAGGAGACGGTGCTGGCGATGCTCCGCCGCGAGGAGGGGGCGACCATCGCGCAGATCGTGGACGCGACCGGCTGGCAGCAGCACACGGTGCGCGGGTTCTTCGCCGGCCTCAAGAAGCGCCAGGGCATCACCGTGATCGCCGCCGAGCGCATCCGCCAGGTCGGGCCGAACAAGGATGGCGCCCGCGGCAGCTACAGCATCTACCGCATCGCCGACTGAGCGACGCGCACCGTCGCAGCAAGCCGCCGCCCGCATCGCGCGGGCGGCGGTTTCGCGTTGTCAGCCGCTCGCCAGCAGTGCCATCGTGCGCTCGTCCGGCAGGCCATCGTAGTACTTCCGGATGACATCGCCGAACACGGCGATGTCCGGTACCGCCGCCATGAACAGTGTCATACACGAGCGCAGCTTCAAGGCATCGATGCTGCCAAAGATGTCGTGCGCCGTCCGACCCTGGATCGCCAGCACAAGGCCGGCACAGTCGCCAAGCCGCGGCCCCAGGATGGGATGCGCCATGTAGGCGCGCGCTTCGTCGAGCGACGCGATGCCGTAATGCTTCGCGGTGGCGCTCTGGCCGAGCGCGCGGAGCTGCGGAAACACGAACCACATCCAGTGCGTGCGCTTGCGGCCCTCGCATAGTTCCCAAAGCACATCGGACATGACAGGCGCCTGCGCCTGGACGAAGCGGTCGAGATCGAAGGGGTCGGCCATGACGCAAAGCTACATCGCTGCTGCGGCGGGTTCGAGTTCGACGCCCCGACTCTTGGCGATATCCTCGAACACCCGGTCCTCGCCGGCCAGCACCGCCGGCCGGGCGGTAAAGGCCTGCCACCGCCGCACCGCCACGTCGATGTACCGCGGGTCGATGTCCATCGCGAGGCAGATGCGTCCCGTGGTCTCCGCTGCGATGATGGTGCTGCCGCTGCCGCAGAAGGGTTCGTAGACCGCATCGCCTGGCGCGCTGTTGTTCAGCATCGGCCGGCGCATGCACTCGACGGGCTTCTGAGTCCCATGGATGGTGGCGGCATCCTCGTCGCCGCCGGTGCTGATCGGCCAGAGCGTCGCCTGGTCGCGCGCGCCCTGCCAGTGGCCCGTCGCGCCCTTGCGCACGGCATAGAGGCAGTTGTGGGTGACCAGCCCGTCCGCCACGTAGTGGAAGTCCCGATCGACATCCATCGAGTAGACCAGGCCGCCGAATGGAGCTGCGTCATTTCCGGTGACGGTAACCCATTCGAAGTCGTCGCCCGTAGATGGCTTCGGGATCTGCATGATCTTTGCGTGCAAATTGCAGGCTCGCACGAGCCGTGTTGCCCGACGAGAGAACATCAGCTGGTCATGTGCCGCGATGAAGGGATGATCCCGCTCAAGGCGATGCTCACAGAGCAGGAGCGTCGCCCGTGCCGTAAGACCGCTCAGATTGAGGCTCGCGTAGATGCCCGCGATCATCTCCGAAGACCTATTCCGTTCCGGCGCATCGACCCAGTCATCCACTTCCCAGTGGGTTGTCGGGATGCCGTATTTGCAGGACAGAACCTGTTCCGCGCATTGGGCTTCGACGGCGTTGTCGTGCACGGAGACGATCCAGGCTTCTTCGGCTTTGTTGTCCGCAAGGCGCGTGGCGAGTCCAAAACCGCGCGAGTTGAACAGCCGCACCCGCCCGACGCGCCACCATTCGCCGCGGCGCATGAGGTAGACCACCTGCTTGTCTGCGGCATCAGGGTTCAGCCGCGCCGAGAAGCGGTGCTCGGGGGTCGCGCGAGTGACTCGTCCGGCAGCCGAGATCGTGTGCATGAACCCGTCGAACTGGCGCTCAGCAATTTGAGTGATCTGCCGACCACGCCGCCGAACAACGCTCTCGAAGGAATTATAAGAGACGACGCAATCGCCCGCGCTGAGTGTCTCAATGGGGACCTCGGCGATCTTGGCCGGCTGGGAGCCAATGCCGCGATCGACTACCTTCTGAACCATCGTCCCAGCGGGTTGGCACGGCTCATGCTGCCAATGGTAGTCGCCGCGCCCCAACACGAAGCGCGACTTCGCCCAGACGATCTGGCTACGCACCACGAAGCCCGCGGCATCCAAGCTCTCGATGACGGTGCGGCTGTGCACGCCGGCATGCCAGACATAGGCGACATCGCCGGGGAACAGCGCCCAGGCTTCACGCCAGTCGGCGCGGTCATCGTTCGCCACCTTGCCGGTGCGCATCGTCGCCGAGACGCCGGCCTCGTTGCGCCACTCCGGATCGTAGTTCACGCCATATGGTGGATCGCTGGTCATCAGATGCGGTGTCGTACCGTTCAGCAACCGGGCGACATCGGCAGCGCTGGTGGCGTCGCCGCACAGCAGCCGGTGCTGGCCGAGCAGCCAGAGGTCGCCGGGCCGCGTGACGGGAACGGCCGGCGGCTCCGACGCCGGTGCATCGGGATCGCCGCTGCCGGGCGCGGGTGCGTCTGGCGCCGCCTCACCCAGCAGCCGATCCAGCGTCGCGCCGTCGAAGCCGATCACGCCAAGGTCGAACTCGTCCGTGCGCAGCGCGCGCAGTTCCGCGGCCAGCAGGCCCTCGTCCCAGGTGGAGTTCAGCGCCAGCTGGTTGTCCGCCAGCCGGAACGCCCGCGCCTGCGCCTCAGTCAGGTGGCCAAGCCGGATCGCCGGTATTTCGTCGAGGCCGAGTGCCTTGGCAGCGAGCACGCGGCCGTGGCCGGCGATCAAGACGCCCGCGTCATCCACCAGCACCGGCACGTTGAAGCCGAACTCGCCGATCGACGCCGCCAGCTGCGCCACCTGCTTGGTCGGATGCAGCCGGGCGTTCGCGGCATACGGCGCGAGCGACGCCACCGGCATCATCTCGACGCGAAGGTCAAGCTGCATCGGCGATGGCCTCCGCGCGAATCGCGGCGACGGCGTCGTAGTCCCGCCCATCGTCCGCCAGCGTCACCGGCAGGTCCGGGAACAGCATCCGCCAACGAGCGATGGCGAGGTCGACATAGGCCGGCGCCAACTCGATCGCCCGCACCTTCCTCCCCGTCCGCTGGCCAGCGATGATGGAGGTTCCCGCACCGCCGAACGGCTCGAACATGATGTCGCCCTCGTCCGTGTAGGTCCGCATCAGGAACTCCGGCAGCGCCACCGGGAACACCGCCGGATGCTCCGTCTCGATGCCGCGCGCCTTGTGCCGGGTGATGCGCAGCACGTTGTCGGGGATGCGCGTCTCTTGTACGCCCTGGCCGGCATGCTGCCACTCGCCGACCGTGCCGTCCTTCGCGCGAAGGCCACCCTTCTCGGAGTTCACATGCCCTGCCCAGCGGCAAGGGATGATCTTGTTGGGGCGGCGCGCTTCGCGATTGAAGTGAAACAGCAACTCGAAGGCCGGCGCGAGCCGGCCGTTCCAATCGCCCGGCAGACCGGGGCCCTGCTCCCAGACGTAGAGACCGAAGCGCCGCCAGCCCTGCGCACGCATCCAGTCGAGCCAGCAGGACCAGTAGGGCTGCCATTCGCCGTCGCGGTGGATCAGCCCGAGGTTCACCAGCACCTGGCCGTCCGGGCGCAGCACAGCGTCGAGATGCTGGAACACACGCTGCATCAGCGCGTCCCAATCGGACACGCCGCCGGTGGTGTAGTCGCGCTGATTGCCGTAGGGCGGCGAGGTGAACAGCAGCGCGGCGCGATCGCCGGACATCAGCCGCGCTACAGACTCAGCGTCGGTGCTGTCGCCGCAGAGCAGGCGATGCTCGCCGAGCATCCAGAGGTCTCCGGGGCGGGTGACGGCCTGGCGCGGTGGTTCTGGCGTGGTGTCTGCGGGATCAGCCTCGTCGCCATCCGGCGCGGGGTTGCCAGACTGCGGTTCGCCGCCGCTGGCAACGGCCGGTGCCGGCAGGTTGCCGGCCTCGGTTTCCAGCCCGGCCAGCAGCCGGTCGATCTCCGCGCCGTCGAAGCCGGTCAGCGCCAGGTCGATGCCGCCCATCTCCTGCAGCTTCGCGATCTCAGCCGCAAGCAGCGCCTCGTCCCATCCCGCGTTCAGCGCGATGCGATTGTCCGCGAGGCGATACGCGGCTTTCTGCGCGTCGGAGAGACCGGCGCGGACGATCGTGGGCACGGTGTCGAGGCCGAGCGATTTCGCCGCCAGCAGCCGTCCGTGGCCGGCGATGATCTCGTCCCGCTCGTCCACCAAGACCGGCGCCACGAACCCGAACTCCAAGATGCTGGCCGCGATCTGCGCCACCTGCTCGGCGGCATGCGTGCGCGCATTGCCGGCATAGGGCAGCAGCGCGGCGACCGCGCGCGCCTCGACGGCGCTCGCAGCCCAAGGGGCCTGAGGCATCTGCACCTGCGTGTTCGTGCAAGGAAGGCCGCTGCATCTGGCAACGGCAACTGGCTGGCAACTTCGACGAAATGCCAGACGCTAGCGAAGTGGCGCGCGCTTGCTCCCCGCATACACCTCCGGTGGGAAGGACCCTGCGGCTCGCGAGCCACGCTTCGGATTGTCTGGCTCAGTGGCTCGTTCGCCACCGCCGCGTCGCATCATCTCGACGTAGCGTGGTCATAGGACAGCTGATTCGCGCGCCGCTACAGGGAGAATTGTAACAGCGCGCGAAGGCATCATCCGACGCTCGTGCCGCACACGATCACGCCGCGCGCTGACGCGGCGTCAGCCCGAAGTGCATGGCCAGCGTGCCGAGCGCGGCGACGAGCATGCCCTGCGCCGTTGGGCCATGCACGGTGCGGCCGGACCAGCCCTGCCGCTGCGCCCATTCGCGCAGCGAGAACTCCAGCCCGACGACGAACCAGACGCAGGAGCCGGCGGGACTGTCGTGGCCGCCGAGGGCATCGATCGCGTTGGCGACCCGACGCCGCGCCTCGATCTGCCGATTCGGCATGTCGTCGTTGGTCGCACCGGCGAGCCGGATCAGCTGCGACGTGGCGATGGTGTCGAGCGCCGCCGAGCGGAACAGCGTGCGGAAGGTGCTGCCCGCTTCGTGCATCTGCGGCGTGATGGTGCCGTTGGCCAGCATCAGCGCGAGAGTGTCGACGGCGCGGCGATATTCGACGGGGCTGCCTGTCTCCGGGTCAGCATCGCGGATTGGTGCGGAGAAGCCGCCATGCTGTAGCCGCCACTTCGACGGCTTCGACAGATCGTCGTCATGCTGTTTCGCCTGCTTCGGCTTGCGCTTAGCTGCCATGATGTCCCCCGTTGCGCGGCCCCCAGCGCCGCGTCGCTTCGTTGATGACCGCCTGGCGCAGCCAGGGATCGGCGATGTCGTGGATCGCGAGCGCGAAGACGCCGTGGCGATGCCAGGCGGCAGCGCGCATCGCAGTGAGTTCCGTCTCCGTGGTCGGACTGCGCGTGCCGCGATCCAGGGAGGAACGCGGTGGCTGCGGTGCGCCGGGGAGCATCACGCGCGGCCCGCGCTGGTGTCTGTCGCCCACAGCAGCAGGGCGATCGCGTCGGCTTCGTTGTCGTCGGTCGGCGCGAACCCGAGGGCGCGAATCGCGGCGATCATGGCCGCCTTGTCGGCGTTGCCTTTGCCCGTCGCGAAGCGCTTGATCGTGCCGACCGGGACGCCCTCGTAAGCCACTTCGTGCTCCTCGCACCAGGTGGAGAGCTGGCCGAGGAAGCCGCCGTAGATGTGGGCTGCGTCGGTGCCGGCGTGGCGGCGGACTTCCTCGAAGACGACACGAAGCAAGCCGCCGGAGAGATCACCGACCTCGTCGAGCCAACTGCGGAAACGGAGAAAGCGCATGCCGCCGCCTTCGAAGCGGCTCGGGCGGAAGGTCATGGTGCCGGAGGTGACGCGACCGTCCTGGCCGAGGAGAGCCCAGCCGGTGGTGGTGCCGAGGTCGAGCGCGAGGACGGCATGGTGACGGAGGGCGACATGCGGCTGGGCGATGATCGGCGGCCTGCTTGCGTCGGCGGTGGGCATGGTGAGAGTCGCGAGCGCCATGGTGTTCTCCGGAAGGGGATGATCGTGGTGAGGGCGGCGACGGCGCGGTTCTTGGCGGAGCTCGCCGTCGTCGTCCGGCTTCGATGGGAATGACCCTGGCGAAGGCGGTCCACGAACCCGAACCAAGCGCCCTCGGGTGTGGTGTGCGCGCGCCGTTGAGGCGCGCACGCACACCCCCCGTAGGGGGGTGGCGTTTTGCGGAACTTGCGGAACTTCCCCAACGCTTTGATTTCGTTGAGTGTTTTGAAGTTCCGCAAGCAAGTTCCGCAAAGCCTCGCTGCGGAACTTGCGGAACTTGGCCAACCCATTGATATCGCAGGGCAATTCAAGTTCCGCAGGGAAGTTCCGCAGGGTTGCGGAACTTGCGGAACTTGGAAGTTCCGCAGCAAGTTCCGCACGGTGCGTGAGCGTTCCGATCGGCCGCATCAGGCCTCCGCCTCCGGGTCGTTGAGCACCCAGATTTCCGGGTTCTCGACCGGCAGGACCGCGCTGTTGGTCTCCGACTGGAAGTGCGTCGGGAGAAGCGGAAGCAGGGTCTGGGTGATCTCGCCCGTCTCTGGATCGATGGTTTCGCCGTCCGTGCCGAACAGCATGTCCTGGACGACGAGATAGCCCTTGGTGGACTTGCTCGGCGCGATGCCGAGTTCGGGCGCGGCGCGGAGGAACTTGATGTAACCCTTGTTGGCGAGGACGTTGATGCGCCGGGCGATGGTGTCGTCGCCGCCCAGGCCGTGGGTGTTCTCGAACTGCGCGGCGAAGGCGCTGCCCGTGTAGACCTTTCCCTCGCGGGCTTCGTTCGCGAGGATTTGCAGGATGACGTCATGGCGGCGTGTGCGCTCGGCATCGAGCTTGCGGCCGATGTCCTTGCGTACGATCCGCTCGCCCTTGCGATCGAGCTCGACCCATGCGCCGCCGCGCTTGTCGATCAGCAGCGGCGACAGCGCCGGCCCGTTGCGGAGTTCGAGATGCAGCTCGCGCGGCGTCTCCTCCTCGTCCGGCCGGAACAGGATCATCCCCGAGGTGTAGAAGCCGCGCAGGGCGCTGGCGCCGGAGAGCGAGAGGAAGGGATCGTCCTTGACCTGCTGCTTGGCGAGTTTCTTGGTGTGGTGGGCGAGGATGATGCCGGCTTCGGGGGCGACCTGGTCGCGCAGGGCCTCGACGCGGTTCTGGAGAAAGAACAGCATGGCGGCATTGTCGTTCTCGCCTTCGCCGCCGGGGCCGCCGTCGAACAGGTTGCGGATCGGGTCGATGCAGATGAGGTCCGGCGGTGCATCCGGGAAGGCTTGGCGGATGGCGGCGGCGACCAGCGGCACGCCCGTCTCGTCGAGCAGCATGCGGAGCTTCGGCGTCACGACGAGGGTGTCGCGGGCGCGGGCGAGGACGGCGCGGTCGACGCGCAGTTGCTGCAAGCGCTCGCGCAGGTAGTGGTACTGGATTTCGGCCTGCAGATAGAAGACGCGCAGCGGGCGCGGCGCGGTGAAGCGGAGAAAGGGCGCGCCGGCGGCGGCATGCACCAGCAGGCTGATCAGGAAGTCGGATTTGCCCACCTTCGGCGCGCCGCCGAGTACCAGCATGCCGCCGGGGGTGAGCACGCGCGGCCCGATGAGGTCGTCGGGCATGGGCGAGGTGTCGTCGAGCAGCGAGCCGAGCGTGTGGGCAGCGACCACGGCGGGCGCCGACGCATCGGCGCGGAGCAGCGGCGGGCCGTTCCGCTCGACGTGGCGTGCCCAGATGGCGTCGGCTTCGGCACGCAGGCGATCCAGCGGCCAAGACGGGCGCAGACAGGCGGCGTTGTAGCCGGCGATCGCCTCCCACCCCTGGTCCGGTGTCAGGCGGCCCTCGTGGACCATGCGGATGAAGTGGCCGATGGCGGCGCTGGCGCCCTGGAACCGTGTCCAGCCGTCCCGGGCGCCCTCACGCACTGGCGTGGTGAGGATGGCGTCCATGCTCGGCCGGTCGCTCTGCGGCGCGTGCTGCGCCCGCTCCTGCCCCGGCATGAAAGGCATGGCGGCGACAGCGTCGGCGAATTCGCGAAGATCGACTTCGCGCTCGGGAACGTACTGGCGGATGGTGACGACGCGCTCGGCACCACCCTTTCTATAGAGTGTGCCTGGCACGCGGATCGGCTGGTGCGCCGAGCGGAAGTGAGGGTCGCCGCCGACCTTGTCGGCGATCTCTCCGCGCAGCGCGCAGAGCCGCGCGAGGTCGGCGCCTTCGGCCGGTTCGGTCAGCCGCCACCAGGCGTGCACCTTGGCCGCGCCCGCGGCGGTTCGGCCGCCGCTTTCCACCAGCAGCGTCGGCGCGCCGAGATGTTGGACCAGGTGCGCGAGCTTCGCCGCGACGTCGCCGGTGTCCAGATCGACGACGGCGGCCTGCATTTGCACGACGTGCTCGGCGCGCGCCTGGTTGCGCTCCGCCACGGTGCCGGGGATGACGTAGACGGCGCTGCCGCCGCGAGCTGCCCAGGCGGCGAAGGCGCCGAGCGACTCCGCCGCGTGCCCGTCGGCGGGGATCCAGATGTTGTGCGGCCGGCTGTCGATCCCCTGCCCCTGATCGATGAATCCGCGGACCGGGATCAGCCCATCGCAATAACCGAACACGACATCGAGAAAGGTGGCGATGGCGCCGTGGTTGATGGTCGGCGCGCCCGTCCCCTCCTCCCAGGGCATACCCGGCGCATCGTTGAAGTCGCCCCAGGGATTCACGCCGGCAGGTTCCAGCAGCGCTTGGCCCAGGGGCAGAAGCGGCACTCGAAGAAGTCGGCGCTGGTGGCGACGCGCGGAAGGAGGTCACCGGCGTCGCAGGCAGTGAGCACGCGCACCGCGCGGTCCGACATGCGCTGCGCCAGCGCCGCGTCGAACGGCACCAGCTCGTGATGCAGCTCGGCGGTGTCCTTGTTGATGGCGGTGAACAAGGCTGGATTGTCGGCGACGCCTGGCACCGTGGCGTCCATGTAGGCTTGGTAGACCGCGATCTGCGCGGCATAGATCGGCTTGGCGACAGCGACACCCTTGCTCGACGTCTCGCGCCAGGCCTTGGCGTTCATGGTTTTGCATTCCCAGAGCGCCGGGAACGCCATGCCGGGGATCGTTGGGCCGCCTGCCAGGATGCCATCGACATGGCCGCGGATGCGCCCGCCGGCGACCGCAAAGCCGAACTGCTCGCCATCCGGCCGGTTGCCCTTGCGGGTGTACAGATCGAAGCCGGCGGCGCGGAGCCAGTCGATCGCGACATCCTCCAGCGCATGGCCGATCCCGAAGATGCGCAGGATGCGTCCGTCGAACTCGGCGCCGTCGTCCTTCGGGGCCTGCAGGAACTCGAATTGCAGGGCGCGCTCGCAGGCATGTCCGAGCCGCGAGCCGCCGAGATAGCTGCGCGGCGGCGTGGCGGCGTGCCGCGCGACGAGGGCGGCGTCGACCGACGCGTTGACGTGCAGGGACGTCTGGCCGCGGCTGTTGAAGTCCAGCATCAGAAGGGCATCTCCGTCGCAGGCTGGCCGCGCGCGATGGACTGCATCGCCTCCTGGAAGCCGCCGACGGCGACCTCGATAAGCGTCAGCACCTGCGGCTCGGTGAGGTCCTGTAGCCGGGTGGCCCAGCCGATCTCGCCCATGCTTTCGGCGACGCGGCGCATGGCGGCCCGGATCGCCGCCTGCTCCTGCTCGGTCAGGTCAACCATGGCGAGCGACCGTGCGGCGAGCCGCGTCCAGAAGGTCTGGCAGGCGATGCCGCAAAACGAGACAGACGGCCGTGGCGAAGTTCGGCGTGCTGCGTCGAACCAGCCGAAGCCGCGCGCTGGCCGGGCGCAGACCGCGCAGGGCGGTTCGGGCGAGCGCATCGATCATGCCGCCTGCCGAAGCGCGGGCTGCGCGCCCATCACGACGCGCCGGATGTCGTGCCGATGGAACTTGAAGGTCAGCAGCGCGGAGGCCTGGTATCGGGTCATGCCGAGATCGGCACGCGCGGCGGGCGGCAGGTGGGCGAGCTGGCGGTCGGTGGGCGGCTCGCGCAGCCAGCGGCGGCTCTTGTGGGCGGTCTCGTCAGTCTCGTGGGTGTTCAGCCAGTCATCGGCGGCAGCGAGCGTGACCAGGCGTTCGCCGATCGCCAGCAGCCTGGTCTGTTCCCCCTTGGCGCCGCCGACAGCGTGCCACGCGCCCTCCAGGAAGAAGATGCCAGCCCAACCATGGAAGCCGTTGGCCAGCAGGGCGGCATCGTCGCCGAACAGGTCGCACCA